AGGGATCAGCACCAGCTCATAGTTAACTTTGAATCTCATTCCGTTTGGCATTGGCGCATAAGACCCAAACTGGGTTTGTGTGCTGGGAAATCTTGCTTGACAAAAAACAGGCAAGTATCTGTTTGAAGGATCCCAAAAAATGGAAAAAACGTCAACATTACCCGATGGTGGCTTAAGCTTTCCGTTTGTGTATTGAACAGTCTGGGATCCGCCTCTGATTATACGACCACCGTCCTGATTAAAGAGAAGGTTTACTTTTGTTGCCGTGTAAGACTTCAATAAAGAATCGCCAATTGCATATCCTTGGTAGTCAGGCACTCTTGCAATTCTTCCAGCACTAAAAGCAAAAATCGCATTAAGCTGTTGCGTAATTCCCTTTGATCTAAATTGAGACCATAAAAGCTGAGCATTTACACGCACTCCTCTTTTAGTAAAAATAAGAGGTATCACCGAACCAAGGCTTGCCAAGTCTTGGATGGAATTAAATTCTGATTGCGGCGCAAAACGGCTTTGGCCTGTAATATCCGCCGTTCTAATTGGTGAAAGTCTTTCTTGAGACTGGGGTGACCTAGGCTTAGGCGCAAGCAGCGCACCAACTGCCTGTAACGCTACGCCTACAACGATTGAAACAACCGCAGCTGTTACGGGATCATTTCTGACATCAGGAATTAAATCATATTCTCTAGGTCGCGTCCCGTTGTAAGAGTCAACAATGTCTACAAAATCAAAATATTCATCGACAGTAAGGCCAACCGTTTCGCAAAGCTCTACCTCTGCGGGTAATAACACCCGACGACCTGCAGGGCGTCTATGGTGCTCCATTGCACCGCCGATCCGACGAAACTCAGCCATCCGTTTTCAAACCATACTGCCAGGCCATAACCATTTTCAGATTGGCAAAGCGCTATGCAACCAAGTCTAGGGGATTTCGTTTGCTCGCCCCAAAGCTCTAACTGTTCCCAAAAAATAGAATTGTCGCCTTTTCTTAAGCGTCGATACCAGCTTCTTTTTGGCTTTGGCGGTGGAAAGCCGTAATGCTCCATCACTTCAATGCAAAGCCCGACGCAATCGGTGGCACCGTGTTGATCAATCCTTGCGCCCAAGCGGTAAGGCTTGCCAATCAAATGATACGGGTTCACCTGTTTTGGATCTGTCCAGAAACAGGCAGTGCGCCAACCTGTTTTTGTGTAAGCACCCTGTTTGGAGCAACGGCACCCACGGCATCGATTGAGCTTGAAAGTGTAATCTCAACTGTTACAGCGTCATAAGAAACATTGGAAACAATCCAGTTTTCTGTGCTTAGCGTTTTTGCGACACTAAGATTGCCGCGTGTAAGGCTGTTGGTGTCTACTCTGACTTTCCAGCGCTTTTCTACTGCCTCAACACCAAGGCCAATGGAGATCGGGTTATTAGCCAAAACAAGCGTTGATTGCAGATTGTCCCCGGTGCGGTTTTTTGTAGCGCCTTGGTATATGAAGCTCAAAAAATTATAGGTCGCACCTCCAAATCCAATTGTGCCGTTTGTGTTGGCATTTTGAAATCGCTGCACACCTGCACCATCGCCAGTGACCTCAATAAAGTTGCCCAGTACGATTAAGCTCATAGCCCGATTTTAGAACGCTGTGAACGGCTGTTCTTTAGTGTAGAGATTGTCATTGACTGTCCCATCTTCGCGCCGTTTTTAGCTGCTTGATCTAAGCCTGCCCTGAATTGATCCTCTGTGACAAATCTCATTCCGTTGACTTCGGTCACGTTGTAATTTACGGTCATTGTCGAGGCACCACGGCCCCCTGAGTTGCCGCTGTAGCGCCTCATGGCCTCAGAGGTGTTGCTTTGGACAAAACCGCCTTGGCTGCCCATTTGCAGCAGCTCAGGGCCTCTTTCTCCCACAAGGTAAGTGCCGCCAGGCCTAACAGGGCCACCGCTTGCTCTCTTGCCAAATCCCAAAAAGCTGAAAATGCTTCCAATTGAGCCGCCACTATTGCCCAAAGCATTAAGGCCCGCATTGATTAACAGTGAACCAACCTGTTTCAAGACACCAGAGAGAATATCGTTTAACTTTGCAGTTCCACTAATCAAGCCATCGATTCCGGACCTTAAAGTGCTGCCAAGCACTTCACCAATTCCTGAAAGTGTTTGCTTAAAAATATTGGCTTCATCATTGGCTTTCTTTATTTCTTCGTCAATCTTCGCGCCTTCAGCAAAGCCTGATCGAACGGTGTTCAAAGCCTTTTCAGTATCAATCACCCCTTTGGCCAGACTTTCGCCAATTGCCAATCCTGCTTGAGCTTGTGAGACAGCTTCAATTGTTTCAAGAAGTTCGTCCCTTTGATCGGCAGCAGCATTTGCAACCTTCCTTGATGCATCTTCTCTTTCAAAATCAAGACGCAAAAGTTCTTTCGTTAAATCATCCTGTTCAAGCAGCAAAGCAAGGCGGCGCTCTTGTTGCTCAATTAATTTTTCACCGGCTTCTGTTTGCTTTTTCAATATGTCTTCAGGGCTTTGGCCGCCTCTGCCTCCACCCCCAGCCCTGCTGCCAGCACCACCAGCACCACCAGCACCACCAGTAACAGCAGGGGGGGCAACTGAAGTTTGCCTACCGGATCTAGACCCAGAGCTAACCGCAGGGCCGGTAAAGCCTTGGCTGATCGTTTTTGCTGCATTATTGAAAGCCTTTGTCAGACCACCCAAGGCATTACCAACCGCCCCACTGATTGCAGATCCAATTGAAGCGCCCTTTTCCAGAAGGCCCTTGAGCCAAGGGAATTGATTTAAGAAGGCAAAAACTTGCTTTGATGCCTCAACAAAAGCATTTCTGAAAGCATTACCAATTGATCCAACAATGCCTTGAACCCCATTTGAAATCGAAGTCCAAAGACCTGAAGCAACAGAGTCAACATTAGAAACAGTCTGTTGCCAAGCTGAAGCAAAAAATCCAACAAAGTCACGCCACAAGCCTTGAACAACTCCAATTGGATCACCAATGGCTTTTTGTATATCATCGCCAAATCTAAAAACGATGAGAACCAAATCACCAATCAGAGCCCCAAATGCCTGGCCAAATTTTTCAATTAAATTCGCAACAAAATCAATTGCTTTTCTGATTGATTGCCAACCTTCTTCAAGACCAGCAAGGCTTGCTGTTGCATCAATGCCAAGAGCCTTTGCAATTGTTTCTGCAAAAGCTCTGACAGCATTTGAACCCGCCTTGATTGGAGCAATGATCAAATTCAAAGCTGTCGCCAGACCCTCAACGGTCACCGCAACAACAAGGAATGTTGCTTTCAATGCCTCCCCTAAAACGGATTGATCAGCAAAAGCATTTGTGAACGCTGTCTGAACTCGTTTCAGTGCGCCTTCAATTGTGTTTGCAGCTTCAGCCTGAGCCCTGGCTGCAACGCCAGATGCATTGCCTTGGTTTTCAACTAATTGATTCAATTTTTCAAGGTCATTCAACAATGGGGCCACAACCTGCCCAGCTTCAACACCGATAATCTTCAACAGATCTGTTTTGTTTGAAACCTTGCTGAGCTTTTCAAGGGTCTTAACAAATCCCTCTTGCCCAATGGTCGTTGCGTTAATCTCAACGCCGTAAGTCTTTAAGATGTCCGTTGCTTCCTTGGAATTTGCGCCTAGCTTTGCAAGTGCCGACCTGATGCCAGTAATGCCAATCTCTGCGTTGATACCCGTTGCGGTAACGGCAGCGATTGCACCGTTAATCTCCTCTAGCGGTACATTCAAAGAAGCCGCAAGAGGTGCAAGCTTACCGATGTTGTTTGCATACTCGCCAATGACAATTTTACCGTCGTTTTGAGTTTGAATAAATCCATCCACCAACTTGCCCGCTTTGTCTGCAGACAATCCATAAGCATTCAAAACGGATGTTGTCGCGTTTGCAACAGTGTTAATATCACTGAACCCACCAGTCGCGCCAAGGCTTGCGGCTTTTAAAACGTTTGACGCATCTGCAGCTTTATTAAAACCAGCAGAAGCCACGTCATAAGCGGCAGCAGTTAAATCAACAACGCTAGCTTGGCCTTGCAACTCAGCGCTAACATCTTTCAGCTGAGCTACTAATTCTTCACTATTTACGCCAAGGGATCTAACTTTCGCCTCTGCAAAATCTTGTTGTTTGAGTGTGTTGAAAACAGCAGAAAGACTTGTAAGCGCTGTTAAGGCGGCGCCAAT